ACTTTCGGATGGTACGTTGCTGAAATTCGCACTGGCCGCTGGAATGTTAGGGAAGCATCCGTACAAATCCTAAAAGCAGCGAAGGATTACCAGGCCTTAACAGTTGGGATTGAGCGCGGGGCGCTAAAAAACGCTGTTATGCCTTATCTAACCGACCAAATGCGCCGTCTAGGGGTCTTTCCTAAGATTTCTGACGTTACGCACGGCGGGAAAAAGAAGACAGAGCGGATTGCTTGGGCGCTTCAAGGCCGTATGGAACATGGCAGAGTTTTTTTACCAGAAAGTACAATGGACTGTGAAGACCCAAAATGGAAGCGAAAGTTTATTAACCAGATGCTAGACTTCCCAAACCCGCTGACTCACGATGACATGCTTGACGCACTGGCCTATATTGACCAAGTTGCGACTACTACTTACTTTGACGAGGACGATTTTGGTGAAGAATTCGTTCCGTTAGACGATCTAGCAGGGTACTGATAATGGCAGTTAATCCAATCGCAGAACAAGAAGACGCTCCAAAAGGCGGCGAAGAGGATAGCCAGCTTCTTGCCTATTGCATGGATCGTGTCGGTGAAGCTGAAAGACACCGAGATCAGAACTATCTAGAAAAGTGGGAAGAGTATTACCGCCTGTGGCGAGGTATTTGGGCTAAGGAAGACAGCCAAAGGGCGTCTGAGCGATCCAAACTAATCTCTCCCGCCCTTCAGTCAGCAGTTGAATCAACTGTTGCAGAGCACGAAGAAGCGGTTTTTGGGCGCAAGCAATGGTTTGATCTGGTTGATGACTACGAAGATCGCTTAGCAGGCCAAGATGAGGACATGCGCCAATTACGGGCCTTCCTAATGGACCGTTTTGATGAAGCTGATGTGCCTTCATCTATGTCAGAAATCTTCTTGAATGCTGCGTTGTACGGCACTGGCATTGGTAAAATTATTACCGAGTCTTACAATAACAAGGAAGTTGAAAGAAATCTTAATCAGCAGGCTGTCCAGCAGGTACAGAAGGCCGTACAGCAGGGTCAGATTAACGAAGACCAAGCACAGCAGTTTCTAAAACAAGCTGTTACCTACGAAGTTGTTGATAAAGAACGATTTGTTGTTAAAGTAGAGCCTGTGTCCCCGTTTGACTTTGTTATTGACCCAGCAGCTAGAAAAATTGATGAAGCAGAGTTCTGTGCTCACGTTACTTATAAGCCACTCCATCAAATTATTGAAAAGCAGATGGATGGTATCTACAAAGCTGTAGATGTCGAAGAACAAAAAGAAGAACGTGATACAAATGGTGAAGAAGGCGACACAGATTCAGTTAAAGTAACTGAGTATTATGGCCTAGTTCCAGAAAGTCTTCTTGATGTAGACCTAGAGGAAGACGAAGAACTAGTTGACCTAGGTGTAAGCGACGAAGATTCTACAGATGGCCCGAGAAAGGCCGTATTCGATCTGTATGGAGAGAATTTAGTAGAGGCGGTAGTCACCATTGCTAACGATTCAACTGTTCTTAGAGCAATCCGTAACCCTTTCTGGAATGATGACCGCCCGCTAATTGCCTTTCAGCATGACACAGTTCCAAACAGTTTTTGGGGTCGTGGCGTCTGTGAGAAAGGCTACAACGCACAGAAGGCACTTGACGCCGAGCTTCGTGCGAGAATGGACGGCTTGGCATTATCAGTCCACCCAATGATGGGTGTCGACGTAACTCGAATGCCGCGTAGTGGCAGCTTTACAGTTAGCCCAGGCAAGTCTGTACCAACGAACGGCAACCCCCGAGAAATTCTTAGTCCGTTTAACTTTGGTCAGGTTGACCCAGCTATCTTCCAGAGCACAGGCGACCTAGAGCGTATGGTTGGCGTTGCCACAGGCACAAACGATCCGGCTACTCCAGACAATGTGGACCCGTCCCACAGCACAGCATCAGGCATGTCGATGGCCCTATCTTCGGCTATTAAGCGATCAAAGAGAACACTTGCAAACATCGAGCGTAACGCTATTAAGCCGTTCCTTAAAAAGGCGGCTTGGCGTTTTATGCAATTCGATGAAGAGAATTTCCCAGTACGAGACCTTAACTTTGTTACTAACTCAACACTGGGAATTACCGCTAGAGAACTTGAACAGCAGCAGCTTATCCAGCTACTACAAACTGTTCCTCAAGATTCTCCGGCGTTCATGACCATGCTCAAGGCAATCTACGACAACTCAAGTCTTAGCAATAAGGAAGAGCTTGTTACGGTTATTGAGCAGATGATGCAGCCTGACCCGCAACAGCAGCAAATGCAGCAAATGCAAATGCAGCTTGCAATGCAGAAGGAACAGGCAGAGATTGATGAACGCAAGAGCCGCACGCAAGAAAACCTTGCGGATAGGCTTAAGACGCTTGCGGATATTGAGCTTGGTCAGGATAAACTAGATACAGAACTGCAATCGCAGATTCTTGATCTTCTAGCAGCCCGCGCTAATCAGCCCAACGGGAGTGAGAATAATGGCTCTGAGTGATCAAAAGACTGAGCGTTTTTATCAAGATATTTTTACGCTAACCAGTCGCCCTGAATGGAATACATTGGTTGAATATCTAAACGAAGTTCTTCAAGTTAAAAAAGATAACGCACTTGACTTGGAAACTACCGAGGACCTTTATAAAGAAAAAGGCCAAGCAGAAATTCTGCGAATGATTATTTCATTCCGTGATGTGGCTGAGTCTCAGTACCAGTTTCTTGAAGGAGAGGAATCACTTTCATGAAACTTTTTGACTTCAGATGCCAAACATGCAGATACAAATGGGAAGCGGTCGCTGTTGACGAGAACTCCGAAGAGTTTTGCCCTAAGTGCAGCGACATTGCCCAACCAATCATCAGTTCGGTCAATTTCAGACTGAATGGTGCTGACCCGGCGTTCCCTACCGCTTCTGAGCGGTGGGCCAAACGCCACGAACGCGCAGCGCGGGAAGCCAATGAATAGCCCTACCGCTGTGATTAAACTCACTCCTACAACCCTTATGTTCATTTGTTAAGGCAGGAGGAAGAATGTCAACGAAAATTGTGGATCAACTAGACGAGCAGGCCCCCGAAGAGGGAGAAGAGTTTGTAGACCTTAACCAGCCAGATGTCGAAGAGACGGTTGATGCTGGTGAAGAGCAGACAAACGATTCAAACGACGAGGGTGGCACAGAACTTCCAGACAAGTTTCGTAACAAGTCCATGGAAGAAGTTGTCAATATGTACCAGAACCTTGAAAAGGAGTTTGGTCGTAAGGGCAATGAGGTTGGCGAGCTACGCAAGCTAACTGATGAACTGCTGCAGTTGGAAATCCAGCAAAAGAAGCAGAACCAAGAGCGTGTTTCCTCAAAAGAGGAACAGATTTCAGACGATGATTGGTTTACTTCACCCAAGGAGGCGACAGATAAGTACCTGCAAAATTCAGGGCTTGCCAAAGAAGTAGAGCAGCTAAAGGAAAAACTCACAAGTCGAGATAGAGAGGAAGCCCACAAGGCATTTGTGGAAAAGCACCCCGACTATCAAGACCTGGCACAAAAAGAGGATTTCCAGACGTTTGTTAAGGACTCAAAATATCGACTTGATCTAGCACAGAAGGCGGATCAGTATGATTATGAGGCGGCAAATGAGCTATTCGATCTTTACAAGGCTATTCGCTCAAACTCGGGTGCCAGTAATGAGGACAACGGTGCTGATAAAGCCCAACAGCAGCAAGAAGCTCGGAAGCGAGCAACGCTAGAGGGAACCAGTAACCGTAGTAAGGGAACCAAGAAAGTCTATCGACGCGCTGACCTTATCAAAATGAAGATGAATGACCCAGAACGGTATATGGCTATGCAGGATGAAATTATGCAAGCGTATTCCGATGGTCGTGTTAAGTAAGTAATTCGTAGGAGAATTTAATCATGGCACTAGGAAGTAATCACACTACTAAAACTTCAGCAGCGACTTTTGTACCAGAAGTCTGGTCCGACGAAGTTATTGCTAGTTTTAAGTCAAACCTTGTTCTAGCAAATCTTGTTAAGAACATGAACCACCAGGGCAAGAAGGGCGATGTTATTCACATTCCTGCACCTGTCCGTGGCAATGCTAACCAGAAGACCGCTGAATCTCAGGTAACGCTTATTAGCAATACCGAGGGTGAAATTCAGGTCAACATTGACAAGCACTTTGAGTACAGCCGTCTTATCGAAGACATTGTTGCTACTCAGGCTCTTAACAGCCTCCGTCAGTTCTACACTGATGATGCTGGTTTTGCCCTTTCAAAGCGTGCTGATACTGATCTTGGCGATCTGTTTAGCGGTTTCCAGGGTGGCACTAACTACAGCGGCGCTGTTGCTGGTGCTGACGGATCAACTTCTTGGGACCCAACTGCCTCAAGCAACACTGGTAACGGCTCGGCACTTACTGATGCTGGCATTCGTCAGATGATTCAGACCCTTGATGACGCTGACGTACCCATGTCTTCACGCTATCTTGTGATTCCGCCTGTTGAGAAGCGCAACCTTCTCGGCATTGATCGGTTCACAGAGCAGGCATTTGTTGGTGAGACTGGTGGCCAGAACAGCATTCGTAACGGTCGTGTGGGCAATGTTTACGGCGTAGAAGTCTACGTTTCAAGCAACGTCCCAACTGTTACCGCTGATGACGGCTCAACCAACTACCGTGCGGCTGGTATGTTCCACGAGAGTGCAATGGTCCTGATTACTCAGGTCGCACCTCGCGTACAGACCCAGTACAAGCAGGAGTACCTCGGTGACCTCCTAACTGTGGATATGCTTTACGGAGTCAACGAGCTTCGTGATGAGGCCGCAGTGGTCGCTGTCGTACCTTCCTAATTGTAGGTAGGTTATGTGCTGGGGGCTACGGCCCCCGGCCTTTTAAGGGGTTTATATGATTACAATAGAAGATACAGAAACAGGCAAGACGTTTGAAGTTGAAGAGGGCCATTGGGAGCAAAACCTTTGGCGGGTGAAGCGTTACAAGAAAGCTGAAAAGAAGCCCGCAGGACGCCCAAAGAAGACGTACACAGACAGAACTGAGGACTAATAATGGCTACCTACCTCTCAGCAGTAAACTCTGTTCTACGGCGCTTAAGAGAGCGTGAAGCGACTTCGGTCAATAACAGCGCGTACACTCGTCTAATTGGCACGTTTGTTAATGATGCTAAAAGAGAGGTAGAAGATGCTTGGAATTGGACTCATTTAAAGAACACGATTCAAGTTACAACAGAGCAAGGCGTTTTTCGTTATTCGTTAACCGGGTCTACTCGACGTTTTCGGCTTGTGTATGACTACGCTCGCAGGCCTTCTGTTTTTAACGACACAGAAGACGTTTTCTTGCAAAAGTCACCCAGCACACGCTGGATGTCAAGACAGCTTAACCACGATGATGTAACAGAAAATCAGCCACAGTGGTTTGATTTTAACGGGTTTGATAACGACGGCGATGTAAACGTCGATTTATATCCAATCCCTGACAAAGCGTACTCACTTAATTTTGATGTTATTATCCCGCAAGAAGACTTAGAAACAAACGGTAGCGACGACGCGACACAAATTCAGTGTCCAATCGAGCCTATTGTTTTTGGCGCTTGGTCAAGAGCTATTTATGAGCGCGGTGAAGACCAAGGGTATCTATCAGACATAGCCTACAGAGAGTTCAAAACAGCACTTGCTGATGCAATTAGCTGGGATTCAGAAAACACTTCTGATGAACCTAACTGGTACGTTGTATAAGTATGGCTAAAGCACTTACACCAATTTCTATTGTTGGCCC